GAGCTTACTGACACTAGTGAGTCCTTTGGTCTCCCTGCTACTGCTGATCTTATGTTTGCCCTTATTTCAACTGAAGAACTTGAGGAACTGGGACAACTATTAGTTAAGCAGTTGAAGAATCGATACAACGATCCAACTATTCATAAGCGTTTCATTGTCGGCATTGACCGTGCAAAGATGCGTCTATATGATTGTGAGCAGAGTGCTCAAAGTGACATGCTTGACAACAAGCAAGAAGAAGAGTATGATTTTGAGGATAGAAAACCTAAAAAGTCGTTTGAGGGATTTAATTTCTAATGAGTAACGTTGACACTAAAAAGTATCTTGAGTTTGTAAATGGAGTTACGTCACAAGAGAGTAAAGATTCAGAAGCATTTACTGCGCGTATTGCAGACCTCTACCATCAAGACTTTCCTACCGAGCGACTGCTTACTGCTGCTGTAGGTATGTCTGCCGAGGCAGGTGAGTTTACTGAAGTTGTGAAAAAGATTATCTTCCAAGGTAAACCTGTAAACGAAGAAAACCTTTTCCACCTGAAGCGTGAATTGGGTGACATTATGTGGTATGTTTCCCAAGCATGTATGGGTCTCGATACTACGATCGATGAGATTATTGAGATGAACGTTGACAAACTCAAAGCACGTTATCCTGGTGGTGAGTTTGATGTTCACTATTCTGAAAACCGTAAGGAAGGTGACTTGTGATTAACCTTGAATTGGATAGACGTGACGCAATTATTTTGCGTCATCATCTGTTCTTGTATACAAAGGACCATCCTGGTTTCTTCTCTGATGAGGGTATCCTAAAAATTAGAGAGATATCACAACAGATAGATAAACGACTGGAGGAGTGATCCTCCCACGGGGTTATAGCTCAACTGGTAGAGCGCCTGCTTTGCACGCAGGAGGTTTGGGGTTCG